TCTTCATCACATTCATAACCTGCTTTTGCAACCAACGCAAGGTCTTGTGCTACTTTACTATAAGTTTTCTTGGCTACTGGAAAATCGCCATGACTGCTACTACATTCAATATCAAAGGATGTTACTAGAATTGGAGCAATTTTATTTTTTTCAATTGGAATTAAGTTTTTATGATTTGAAATAATATTATAATCGCATCTACTAATATCATCATTGATTTTGTATTTTTCAATACGAACCCAACTACAAGGCTTGATATCTTGAATGTGAAGATATTTCAAGAATGGGTCAATATTGCTTTCATATTGTGTGAAACCTTTTTTTTCCAAAGTTTTAAAGTAGTATTTTAAAGTATTATATAATTTCATTGATTTAACACAAACCTTCATAAAGCGAAATACTTTATTATTGGTAAAACCCCAGAAATCTTTTTTTCTGACAATTGTTAAATTTTTGAAATGACTTTCCATATTCTTTGGAATAATCTTTTTCTCATATTCACGATTCATATATCGTGACATATATTTTTGAGATAATATATATTCTTTGAATTCTGCCACTTTATTTTCAAAAGCTCCATCACTCAATTCTTCCCAAGATACAGGTGGTTTAATATAAAAGTATGGTGTAAAGTTTTGAACATCAACACAAATAGTAGCACCATTTTCACTTGTTCCATAAATAAGAAGAGTGTAAAGCTCGTTATAATCCTTTTCTTTATTTTTATCATTTTCAGGAACATATATGTCAGTTATTTGAAATTCAACTACATCTTTATTAGGTGTAATAGGCTCATAAGTTTTGCGCGGAAAATCCATTATAATTAATAGTATACTTTTTTTTTTAAATAAAAGAAATCAATTTTTAATTTATTATAATAAATAGAGAATGGAAGTAGGTTCCGAAGGTTTAGTTATACTCTTTGCTATAATTATAGGTGGCTACTATATTATAAATATGTATAATGAAAAAGACTTGGTTCAAGTTACTAGCAGTGTTGATAATGAAAAATACACAGTTCAAATAAAGGACGATTCAAAAGAAGCAGCTGATTTAATTGCTAAAATTAAACAGCGTCTTATAACATTATTAGAACATATGGAAAGAAAATTTGGTTCCGATGATGAACGTGTAGCAAACTTAAAAATAAATTTTAAACCAAATCGTTTAAAAGAGGGCGTTGAAACACCTGGTTATACTAGTTATTCAATCAATAAAGGAGAACAAATTGTATTATGTTTACGTAATAATGATAAACTCGTAGACATTAATACTATGATGTTTGTAGTATTGCATGAATATGCACATTTAGCATCTGTTAGTATAGGACATACTCAGGAATTTTGGGATAATTTTAGATGGATACTAGAAGAAGCTATAAATATTGGTATATATGTTAAGCAAGATTTTAATAAAAAAAGCGTAGAATATTGTGGAATGGATATTACTTCGTCTCCATTAGATTAAAATATATAAGATTATATATATCTTAATTAATAATTGTATTGATGAGTATTATAAATGAATTCGAAATTTTTCTCGTTGGAATATTAATAATAATGCCTGTTACAAAAAAGTTATCAGAAATATTTATAGAAAATATAGCTATAAAAATAAAGCTTTGTCAATATACAAATTGGAATATAGTTATGATATTAGCAAATTATATTTGTAATAATTATTTTGATTATAATAATAAAATTATTGATAAGTTTATTGCGTTCAATTCATTACAAATATTTATACTTTTTCATAGTTTTATGCTATATGATAAAAGAATATTATTTGAAGAATTGCAGGGCATTAATCCTTTTTCTAGATCTTTAAGCTTATTTGATAATATATCTAAAAGAACTTTAATGTCATGTGAATATTTTATCGCAAATATAATTTTACACATATTACCTGTATATTATTACAAAGATTGCTTAGTATATTATAATAATACTGAATTAAATATGTATACATATTTAATTATTTTTAAATTTATATGGGTACTTAATATCATAGGTAATTTTAATGTAACATCAATATATATTCCCAAACTTGATATATGCAATATAAAAATAATTAATATTATTATATTTAATGATATATTTGTTGATAAATTGTTAACAGAGATTTCATATTAATATATAAACAATATCTATTGTAAATATATAAAATATGATACCTAAGATTATACATCAAACTTGGAAATCTGATACATTACCTCCTATATTAAAATTATTATATGACGAAAATGTTAAATTATTAAAAAATAAAGGATATACATTTAAATTATGGTCTGATAAAAGTATTATAGAGTTTATAAATCAATATTATCCAAATTATTATAATATATATAGTTTAGCGAGAACAGGTGTACAACGCGGAGATATTAGTAGAATATTATTAGTTAAACATTTTGGTGGTATTTATATTGATTTAGATGTTTTAGTAATGAGGGACTTTGCCGATTTAATTGATATGACTAGTGACAAATTTTACATATCTTATGAACCTAAGGGTCAAACAACATTATTATATAATGATGATAAGTATATTTGTAACGCTTTCTTTGCTTCAAATAAAGACAATAAATTTGTTGATAAATTACTAAGAGGTATATCGGATTGTATTATGCAATATGGTGTAAATATTTTTGGTAAATTTGATATATTTGGTGGAAATTATATTAAAATGATGATGAAAAACTTTGCGAATAAAGCTGATTATATACATATAATTGATGATCGTGAATTAATTTTTCCAATTAACGATTTAAAATTAGATAATATGCCTTTTAATAATGAAGATTGGACTATGGTAAAAAAAGGCAAATATCCAATGGAACCAATTATGATACATTATTGGATACATGGTGATTTTGAATCAAAAAATATAATAAATAATTATATACCTAATAAAAACTTAGATATACACCAAAATATCTATGATTTTTTTAAAAAACTTTATCCTAATATAGCAGATAAATATTAATAATGATATAAAATAATAATATATTATTTTATTAAATGTTAAAAAAACTTTTAATAACATTTTTATTACACGTGAATTATGTAAGATGTTATACAAATTCCATGGTAATACCAGAACATTGTATAATTAGGCGTACAATAATTTATGATACTAAAATGCCAACATTATATACAAAGTTTAATTTTAATGTTAAATGTATTGATAATAACAAATTTTTAACAGCAGAACATGTATATCCACAATCACTATTAAATGAACATCAAAGTAAAGATATGCATAATATAATTAAGACATTAAATACATTAAATGTAAATCGTTCTAACTATAAATATAGTGATTATATTGACATAGGTGATAAAAATTGGAAATATTTAGAACATGATAATTATGTAAATCATAAACATAAATTGTTTGTACCCAATAGTGAATCACGCGGTTTTATATCAAGAGCAATATTGTATATGTGTAAAGAATATAATTTTAAATTTACAAATATCATTGAAAAACCTACATTAATTAAATGGTATTATACATATTGTCCAACTACTGATGAGATATATCATAATAATGTTGTTAGATATATTCAAAAAAACAATAATATATTTATATCAGCATATAACAAAAAAAATATGGCAATTAATAAATATATTAAAAAATTGTAAAATGAAATATCATTATAATTATTTATGGAAATTTTACAATATTTAAAAATTTATTTAGCAAAAATTGATATTGATAATTATTATTTATTTTATTATATTTAATGGAATCATTAAATACAAAACAACGCGAGGCTGTTGATGCTGTATTAAATGGTAGAAATATTCTTATAACTGGACCTGGTGGTACGGGAAAATCGTTTACTATAAAATATATTACAGAATTACTAAATAAAAATAATAAATATTATGGATTAACTGCTACAACAGGTACTGCTTCTGTATTAATTGGTGGACAAACAATTAATTCTTATCTAGGAATTGGATTAGGAAATGATAAAGTATCAGATATCATCAAAAATATAATTACAAATAAAAATATACGTGAAAGAATTGTAAAATTAGAAGTATTAATAATTGATGAAATATCTATACTAGAAGATAAATTATTTGAAAAAATATCTGAAATTTTATCAACAATACGTGGACAATTTATAGATAAAAAACTTGTAGAAAAACCATTTGGTGGTATACAAATGATATTTGTAGGAGACTTTTGTCAACTAGCACCTGTTAAAGGGCTTTACTGTTTTCTCTCAAAAATATGGGAAAAATCAGAAGTTGATATAATTGTTTTGGAAGAATTAGTGAGACAAACAGGAGATCAATTATTTCAAAAAATTCTTGGCATTGTTAGAAAAGGCAAGTGTACTGATAACATAATAAAAGTTTTAGAAAGACTTAAAGATACACAATTTTCAGATAATATAATACCTACTAAATTATATCCTGTTAATATTGATGTTAATAAAATTAATAATATTGAAATTGCAAAATTAAAAGAGAAGGGTTATAAATCCTCTCTTTATAAAGCTACATGTAGTAAAGGAAATGAGAAAGCAGCACTTAATTATGATATTGAATTAACAGAAAATGCGCAAATTATTATTACGAGAAATATAGATATATCACAGGGTCTCATAAATGGCACAAGAGGTGTCATAAAGCATTTAGGTCATGATTTTGTAATAATTGAAGATGTTAATAATAATGTTCATACTATCAATTATTACAAGGATATTATGAATAAAAAAACATCATATATAATGCATATGCCTATTCGCACCAGTTATGCATTATCAATTCATAAATCTCAGGGAATGACTATTGATGCCGTTGAACTTGATTTAGGTGAAAATATATTTGCTCATGGTCAAACATATACTGCTTTGTCGCGAGCGAAAAAATTAAATTCTATAAAAATTATAAACGTTGATAAAAAATCATTTAAAATCAATCCATATGTAAAAAAATTTTATACTACTTATAATAGGTAAGTAATGGAAGATAAAAGAACTTTCACTATTGATTCATCAAACGTTCAAGAAAAGGGAGGTAGATATACTTCTAAAAATCCACTATCTGCCGCTAAAAAAGCTGCGTCACAATTATTCAAAAAAGCTACCAAAACAAATCATAAAACTAAAAAACAAATAACCTTTATATTGCGTGAAACTACATCTGGAAGTGATAAAAAAAAAAAGAAGTATGTTGCTAAACGTGTAAAATTATCTAAACCTAAAATTATTGAAATAATGGGTACAAAAATAACATATAATTTTAAGATTGTTGTTAAAGAGAAGTGTATCTAATATTCATCTGACATATAATCGGATTCATAATCGATATAGTAATAATCATAATCGTCACTATCAGTTGTTGAATAGTAATCTTCGTCTGTATTTTCATAATATTCTTCTTCAAAATAACTTTCTTCATCGTTATTTTTATGCAATAGTTCATTGAAATATTTATATTTATTATTAATACTATCATAATGATGATATATATCATCAGTTTCTTTTTCAAATAATTCATTTTTAGCATCTTGACGCTTTTCTCTTGCAACTTCTGTAAAGAAACATTTAGGAGGGTCAAGCTTTTTATTGAAATTGTCTACAATATTGCTTTTATAATACTTTACTATATCTTCTTTGTTATATTTAGCATTTTTGTAGAATTCATAATTATCGATAACAGATTTCATTCTCATATCTTTAATATATTCATTAGAATATTTCTTTGTTACCATAAATGTTGAGTAATTGTCATGCAATGTTTTAATTGCTTCTAAGTCGTTATTAGGGTATTCATATGAATTATTTATTTTCTTGGCAAAATCAGTGAAATCATTGTAGTTGATTACGTTTGTCATTGTAGCTAATAATAATAAGTATATACTATCTATCAATTTTTTTTTATCTTGTTGAAAAATAGGTATTCGTCATTTTATGAAGAATAACTGGGATGTCTTAAATATTGATTGCAAAAATTATATAATAGAATGGAAAAATAAATTAAATTATTTTCATACAGGATTTTACTATTTAAACGATTTAATATTTGGAAAAATATATATATTAATTGTTGAAATTACAATGTCATATGTAATAATTCTAGATTTAAATATATTTAAAACTAGAAAAATGAAAAAAATGTATGATTATACAGGAGATCAGTTTATTAGATTTAATCAAGAAAAGCATAAGATTGTCATATATCCTCACTATTTAAGATTACTTCAATATTTTTAACTAATTTATTTACAATTTCCGTAATTTTAT